GCATCAATCAGGCCAAGTGGAAAAGTGCCCGAGAGTTTTGTGAGAATCGTGGTTGGAAGTTTGAGATTATTACAGAAAAAGAGCTAGGATTAGATAAATAAACAATGGCAACTCCATTCGAAGCACTTAGAGTTGATCCAGCCAGCGTAAAAAAAAGCATGGCCTGGTATCAGACTCAGATTAAAAAACTCCAGGGACTGCAAGTTGGAGTCAGTAAATCATTGCGCAAGGGCGATGATTACATAGTGCCCGGTGGATTATATCTGTTTAGATACGATCCCAAACACAAGGACAAGTTACCCTATTATGACAGCATGCCCCTGGTGTTGCCTTTTAAAAGTGTCAAAGGCGGATTCTTAGGCATAAACCTACACTATTTGCCCTATGGGTTGAGATTTAAACTCATGGGTGCATTGATGACCCTGGTCAGAGACATCAGCGATCCACAGAGCCGAGCTCAGGTAAGCTGGAACATACTAAACAACAGCACTAGATTTCCTGGTGTAGAGGCCTGCGTAAAACATTATTTAAAAGATCATGTACGCAGTCAATTCATGAATATACCCAATGATCAGTGGATAGCTGCCAGTCAGATGCCACTGGAGCAATTCAATGCTCCGCAAAGTAAGGTATATGCAGATAGCAGAAGGAACATGCCCTAATGGCACAGTCATACAACAAAACCAGTAACTTTGTATCCGAAGTTTTATCTCGGGGCATAGCCAAGCCTAATCGCTACGAGGTCAGCATAGATACACCGGTTTGTATTAGTAACCCTAATTTAACGCGTCTGGTAAATTTATTCTGCGATCAGGCACTGTTGCCCCTGACCAGAGTCATAACCAGTCGTCAGCAGATTTTTGGTCCACCCAGTTACTTTCCCGTGGGCATAGACTACGGTGGCGACAACCTAAATCTACAATTTTTAGTTGATCGTAACATGCAGGTCAAGCAGTTCTTTGACAGCTGGGTAAATGGCATCATAAATCGTGATACCTATACAGCCAATTATAGACGCAACTATGCTACTAAAATTCGCATAGATCAGCTCGACGAATCCGACAAGATCATGTACAGGGTGGAACTAGAAGATGCCTATCCAGTGGTGATTTCACCTTTGACTCTGGACAGTGGCCTAAACAATACTGTACATAAACTAAGTGTTACGTTTACCTATAGACGCTGGAAACAGATTTCTGTGCCAGATTCGTTTGGTTCTGATGGAACTGGAACAACCAGAAACAACCCTATAAGCATACAGAATGGTAGCATTCGCTACAACAATAATTTTAACATCTACGGTTCTTATAATCCAGCCCTAAATGGCAACACCGGCGGTAGTAAAGTAGGGGCAGATGCAGATCCAAGATTGAATGCATATTATTTAAATAGATGATAGGAGATTTTTAACATGGGTTTACCCAAGATTGATGTGCCAGTATATAATACCGACCTACCCAGTACTGGTGAGTTGATTAAATTTAGACCATTTTTAGTCAAAGAACAAAAACAATTATTAATAGCTCAGGGTGGCGACGCTCAGCAACAATATGAAGCAGTGCAGGACATAGTCCGAGCCTGTACATATGACAAGTTTAATGTTGCAGCTGCACCAGCCTATGATGTAGAATATTTATTTTTACAGATCCGAGCTCGCAGCGTTGGTGAAAACATAGACCTAGTTTTAACCTGCGGCGAATGTGAAAATAAACAGAATCAGGTACTGGACATAACCACAGTACGGATTAATAAGCCTGACAATCATAAGTCAAGCATTGATCTAGGCAATGGGTTAACTTTAAATTTAAAAGATCCAACCCTGCAACAGCTGGAAGCATTCAAGGTTAATGCTCAGTTAGGCGATGGTGCTGATGCCATCATAGGTCTGGTAGCCAGCTGTATAACCAACATCTGGCGCAGTGACGAAAATTTTGCTGCAGCCGATTATAGTCCGGCAGAAATGGTAGAGTTTGTAGAAAATCTAAGTCCGCAAAACTTAGAAAGACTAGAAGGTTATTTTACCACCATGCCCTCTTTGCGTCATAGCATAGAGTTTAAGTGTGAAAAGTGTAGTGCAGACAATTCAGCCGACATGGAGGGACTGCAAAGTTTTTTCGTCTAGTCCTTTCACACGAGACACTTCTGAATTATTATCAGACTAACTTTAATTTGATGCAGTTTCATAAATATAGTCTGACAGAATTGGATAATATGATGCCGTGGGAAAGGGAAATATATGTTATGTTATTGATTAATTATTTAAAAGAAGAAAATCAACGATTGCAGGAAAAACAAAAATCTAAAGGAACCTAACATGGCAGAGAAACGAGGAGTAAGTGATAACGCTTACCAGCATTTACAAGAAGCAGATACCAATGGCGATGGTTATGTAAGTAGTCAGGAATTGGCACTGTACCTGGAATTTAAACGCAAAGAGCTTGAAGATCAGGACGCACAACGCGATGCCATGCGTAAGATGACCTGGTTTGCTCTCTGGGGCATGTTATTATATCCCGTAACCATTGTCATAGCTTCATGGTTAGACGTAGATGACGCAGCCACCATCATAGGTAACATTGCACCCACATACTTTGTGGCCATCTCAGCCCTGGTAGCAGCCTTCTTTGGAGCCAATGCCTATTCAGCCTCAAAAAAGTCTGAAGCGGCCCAGCCCATGATGCCTGTGCCGCCACGCAGATCAGCAGCACCCCAACCAGTAGCAGAACCTGTTGCTGACGACGAAGAAGAACCAACACCTAACCCAAGATACGCAGAATAATGGCCATTAGACTAAAAGATCTCGTAGCTGGACAACAAAGACTGGCTCAGCAGGACGAACAGCCCATACGCATTAATCGGGAGCAGTTTGCCCGATTGGTTGATGTTCTAAACAACAAAGCCGAGGCCCGTAGCGGTGTTAATCAGGTTGTGCAGCCCAAGATCTTTGAAGAGTTTGTACGCCAGACTCAGCGAAGAGAAGAACTGTTAAAAGACGCCACAGACGATCAAAAGGTCATCTTTAACAAGCTTTCAGATAGCATCAATAAATTAAAAGATGCCAACAGTGCTGACAGTAGAGCACTACGCAGAGTCATAGATCAGCTTACACGTAAATTAAGTCGTACAGCTGACACGGGTGCGCGTAAGAGCATGATGTCAGCGTTACCGGCCCCAGCTACTCGTACAATTACACCAGCCAGCAGATTGACCTCGGGTCCTTATACTCCCTTTGAAGGTTCCGCTGCCGTGGGTGTAACCGAAGACACGGGTGAAAGCCCTATGTTGTCCGACGCACTCAAGGACCTGTTCACCAACAGACCCGAAATTAACATAGATACTGGTGGCCTGGGCGGTGCATTAGGCGACGCATTTGATAAGTATCTACTAGCTAAAACTGCCAAGGATATTTTAACTAGAAAACCTCCTGTAGGTGGTCCTGTTGTTGTGGGTGGTCCAAAACAGGGCACAGTAGATTCCCAAGGCGGTAAATTTAAACAGACCAAAACTGGTAAATGGTATCAGGCAGGTCGCAGAGGATTAATTAAAAAACCTGGACTAGGTGCCAGAGCCATAAACAAACTTGCCAACATACCTGGCATGAAAACACTGGCAAAAATTCGCCCCGGCTTTGCTGGTCTGGCTACTGCTGGATTGGTTGGCCTTGAAGAATATGCAGAATCTGGTGATACAAGCCGAGCCGTAGCCAAAGGTGGAGTAACTGGTCTGGGCGTCATGGGTGGTGCAGCTGCTGGTGCAGCATTAGGCACCATGATATTACCTGGAGTTGGTACTGCCATAGGGGGACTATTAGGTGGTATTGCCGGTGGAGCAGGCATAGAAAAACTTGGCGCAGGTGACCTGGCTGCTGATCTTGTTTCGGATCCAGTGGAGACAGTCAAAGAAAGTTATACTAAACTCAAGGCTTACTTCGAACCCATGGCGCAAGAAAATCAGGCTAAAATAATGCAAGATCTTGGTGTTCAGAATCAGGAGATGTATACAAATCCCAATGTGCCTAACATTGTCATACCCAGCATCAATCAAAGTGCTCCGGCCAAACAAGAAAATAACTTCTTGTTACCCCGAGCCACGGCTCGCAATACCGAAAGCACTCTAGAAAAATTCCTAAATCGTAACTTTTTCTAATAAAAAAGGGGCCTAAGCCCCTTTGTCATAACTTATAATACTTATTATCCAGCAATGAAACGATATTCGTTCATGGCAGATACTGCAGCCTTACGGCATACATCTTCTGTTTGTTTTACTGCTAAACCAACCAAGTCATCACCTTTGGTGTGAACTTTAATCAAAGCATCAACCACTTGTGATTGTGCTTTACAAGCCAACTCATAATCGCCCGACTTTACTGCTGTTACGCTTAAATCTGATAAGCGTGCGGCACGTTCAAGTTCTGCTTGTTTAGAATTAGATGTTACGAATGTTGCTGATGCTGTTGCGATTGATGCGGCTGCAATAGCCAGAGATACTAATACTACTGATTTTTTCATTTGTTTTTCCTTGTGGGTTAAATTTATCATTGTAAACTTGTGGTCTACTCTGGTATTTATAGAATAAAAAGAGGGGCTAGGCCCCTCCAAAACATCCTTCTTTAAGGGAGGTTTTAATCGTCTGCTGCTAGATTGGCAAAATAGCTTACGCTATCGTCTTCTTCTAGTGCAGGTTCTTTGGCAACAGAAACTGGAGCTGGTTTAGCAGCTGCTACAGGCGCATCTAGGTCTACTGCTTCAGCATGACGCACTGCGGCTGGAACACCACTTAAAACTCCTTCCAATTTTTTCTTAAGCTCTTCATAGCTCTTGAAGTGACGAGCATCTAAAAAGTCTACTAGGCTGTATTGTTGATTCCAAATAGCTTCGATCTTGGCATCGTCATCGCTCAATACGCTAACTGGTTCAAATTCACTTTTATCATAATTTCTATAACCTTCAACATTGCGAATCTTTAATTTAAAGTTAGCACCCTTCCAGAAGTCGAAAGGATTTACTGGCTCTTCACCTGGAAACTCTGGTTGCATGGCATCTTTGATTTTATCAAAGATCTTTTTACCAAACTTAAATAGTTTGACTTTACCTTCGTTGGCAGGATTGCTTGGATCTTGTACTACTAGGACATTAACAATGTAGCTAAGACGACGTTTTTGCTCACGAGCAACGTTCTTGTTGGCATCAGTACCTGAGTTCCATAGTTCATTATTTAATTCAGAAA